GGTGCCGCGAGCGCGCGGCTTTATTCTAGATAATATTTTTTAATTGCGCAGGATTTTACTTGCAGGATTTTTGTGATATATTACTAATAATGGGACGCAAAGCAAAAGAAACATATACAAAAATGGCTGAAAAGCTAGAATTTTTAAACTTAGAAGAATTAATACCTTATGAAAATAATACAAAGATCCACAAACAATTTCAGGTAGACCAGATTATAAATTCAATAAAAGAATTTGGCTTTACAAACCCAATATTGATATCTAAAGAGAACGGGATCATTGCTGGTCATGGTCGCTTAATGGCCGCAAAGCGATTACACATGGAAAAAGTTCCAGTTATACGTCTTGACTACTTAACAGAACAGCAACAGCGAGCTTACATTATTGCAGATAATAAAATCGCAGAAAACGCTGAATGGAATTTAGATTTATTGGCACAAGAATTACAAGCTCTTGATGGTTTGGATTTTGACGTGTCATTACTAGGTTTTTCAGACGATGAACTAGATAATTTTCTTAATCAAGATGTGGAAACAGTAGGTGAACAAAAGGAAATTGAGAATAATTTTGAGCCACCAAATGATCCAATAACTAAACCTGGTGATGTTTGGATACTTGGAGATCATCGGTTAATTTGTGGATCTTGTACAGAAATTGATATTTACAGGAAATTGACTCAGGGCGTAAAAATAGACATGGTTTTAACTGATCCACCTTATGGCATTGATTATGAATCTAAACGTGAAGACATGAATAAACGAGCACGAAATAAAGGTGGCATTGCTCACGAAAAAATAGCAAACGATACTGGAAAAGATTACAGACAATTTTTTGCTGAATTCTTATCCTTGATTGAATTTCAAGATTACAACACAGTCTATTGCTTTTTATCTGGTAAAGAATTACATAATTTACGTTTAGCTTTTGAAGATTGCAATATAACTTGGAGTTCTTATTTAGTTTGGTTAAAAAATAGTATTGTAATGAACAGAAGAGATTATAATAGCAAGTTTGAATTTATTTGTTTTGGCTGGAAAGGACGACATAAATTTTATGGCCCAACTAATGCTTGTGATATTTTAGAATTTAATAGACCACTCAAAGCAAATCTTCACTCAACTATGAAGCCAATAAATTTACTTGAAGAGCTTTTATCTCATGGATCTAAGCGAAATATGGTTATTTATGAACCATTCGCTGGTTCAGGAAGCACTTTAATTGCTTGCGAAAACAAAGGCAGAAAATGTTTAGCTTCTGAATTAGAATCAAAATATTGTGATGTGATAGTTAAGCGTTGGCAAGAATTAACTGGTAGAAAGGGCATTTTAGAAGCAACGGGTGAAGAATATGACAAACTCACAGCAAGTGACCGCCGCTGATTTAGTAATAAGGCTTAACTTAAATAGAAAGACTTTAGATTCTTGGATATTAAGGGGACATCTAGATTCAGCAATAATTTTACGAAAGGGTGAGGGAAAAAATAAAAAGAATCGTTTTGATTTTGAAAAAGCAAAACTTGAAATAGAACGATTACAGGCATTAGCTCCAATTAAATCCTACAAGTCCAAAAAAAAAGAATTGCAAGAAGAAGAGATAACGGAATCTAAGACAAACACTCCAAGTATTAATCAAATTAAGATTATGAAACTAGGTTATGACGCAAGGCTTTCAGAACTTGATTACAAAGAGCGATTAAAAGAGCTGGTTAATGCAAAGGATGTTATTAAAGTTCTTTATAGTGCGGGTAGAGCAATTAGGGAAAGCTTATTAGCGATTCCTGGTCGTGTTGCTTCTGAAATAGCACAAATAAATGACGATAAACGTGTCGAAAAAATTCTAACTCAAGAAATTATACAAACATTGGAAGAGATACAAGATATAGATGTTACAAAAACCTGAAGATATTGTTTTAAAGGGTTTAATACGTGGTCTTAAACCTGATCCAATAACATTAAGTGTCAGTGAATGGTCTGATAAATTTAGGTTTTTAAGTAGTAAATCTAGCTCAGAGCCTGGACGTTGGAGAACGGACAGAACTCCCTATTTACGTGAAATATTAGACTCGTTAACAATCAGAAATGGCATAGACACTGTTATTTTTATGAAGGGTGCCCAACTTGGTGCAACGGAAGCTGGAAATAATTGGCTCGGCTATATAGTAGACCTTTGTCCTGGCCCAACTATGATGGTGCAACCAACGGTGGATATGTTAAAGCGTTTAGCTAAACAGCGTTTAGATCCAATGTTTAATGAGACACCGTGCCTTGCTGAAAAAGTACAGGAAAAAAAGTCAAGAGATGGTTCTAATACAATGTTTTTGAAAGAGTTTCCTGGAGGTTTACTTTTGCTGGCTGGTGCTAATAGTCCTACTGGTTTGAGATCCGCTCCAATTCGTTATTTGTTTTTAGATGAGGTAGACGCTTATCCCGAGGATTGCGGCGGCGAGGGTTCACCGATTAAACTTGCAGAAGCAAGAACTAGGACATTTACAAGAAATAAAAAAATTTTTATTGTTTCAACTCCGACTGTTCAGCAAACAAGTCAGATAGAGCCTTTATTTAATGACAGCGATCAAAGATTTTATTTCGTTCCTTGTCCATTTTGTGGTGAGAAGCAAAAACTTATTTTTGATAATTTACGCTGGGAGAAAGGAAAGTATGATCAAGTTTATTATTCTTGCAAGTATTGTGGGGAAGCTATCTCAGAGGGACATAAAAATACATTTCTTGCAGAGGGGGAATGGGTTCCGACAGTAGAAACCAAAAACAAAAAAGCTAGGGGCTACCATTTGAATAGTTTGTATAGTCCGCTTGGGTGGTATTCCTGGAGCGATATCGCGCGGGATTGGGACGAATCTCAGGGCAATATACTCAAACTAAAATATTTTGTAAACACAGTACTAGGCGAGTGCTGGATTGAACGCGGAGAATCTCCAGACTGGGAAAGATTGTATCGTTTAAAAGCAAATTACTTACGCGGAACGGTTCCAAATGGCGTGCTTTTGCTTACTGCTGGCGTTGATATTCAGCGAGACAGAATCGAGATGGAGATTGTAGGCTGGGGGCAAAATATGCAATCTTGGTCAATAGACTATATTAGAATTGATGGGGACACTACTCAAACTGAAGTTTGGGCAAAACTATCAAAAGAAATCAATAGAATTTATACTTCAAACGATGGCTTAACTTTTAAGCTGGAAAAAATAGCAATAGACAGTGGGGATAATACTCAAATTGTTTATAACTGGGTTAGGGCTCAAAGCGACAATAGAATAATCGCGGTCAAAGGGCGCGCGGCTGGTGTGGTGATGGTAGAGATCCCGCGAATCGTTGATATGCGCAAAGATGGGAAGCGGATTTATAGAGGCATGAAATATTTCCCAGTATCAACCAATCTGGTTAAGGAAGAGCTTTATTCGTTTTTAAAATTGGATCCTCCAATCAATGATGATGACGGCTATCCACGCGGTTATTGTATGTTTCCCACAAATTACGATACCGAATATTTTAAAATGCTTACAGCAGAAGAGAAGCGGCGAGTAACGCGTGGAGGGGTTTCGTCATTTTCTTGGGAAAAAATCCGCGAAAGAAACGAGGCTTTAGATTGCAGGGTTTATGCAAGAGCGGCGGCGTATGTTTTTGGGATTGATCGTTTTGATGATGAAGATTTTTCAGTATTAGAATCAACTCTTCAAAACAGGAAACATAACGCAAGTTTACCGACTCAGCAGGTAAATCGCAAAAAATCAGATTTCTGGTAATATGTAAGATATGGCGACACTTGCAGATCTAACAGCGATTGAAGCGGCTATCAATTCAGGCGCGACAAAAGTTAAATATCAAGATCGAGAAGTAACTTATAACAGCTTGGCGGAATTGTACAAAATTCGTGATAGTCTTAAACAAGAGCTTGGCTTAAGCACAAACGGGAAGAGGCCCTATAGAATCCAAGCGGTTTTTGATTCTGGCTTATGAATATTTTCGACAAAGTTATAGAATATTTTGATCCACAGCTTGCAATAAGGCGCAAGATGGCGCGGGAAGTATTGCAAAATAATTTTTCTTTTGATGGCGGCTCAAAGGGAAATCGTTTTAGTACTTGGTATTCCCCAAGCTCTAGCGTTAATAGCTCGATGTCAGGGGTTATACAGACACTAAGAGACAGATCTAGAGATCTTGCTAGAAACAACCCTTACGCAGTCAAAGCCAAATCTAGCATTGGCGCAAACGTGATAGGCAAAGGTATAACAGCACAAATCAAAAACGATACTAATTTAGCTATGGCGGATCAGCTTCAGCAGTTATGGTGGAAATGGGCGGAGACTACAGATTGCGACAGTCAAAGCAAAGTTAATTTTTACGGGATCCAGCGACAGGTTATAAAAACGATATTTGAATCTGGAGAAGTTTTAATTAGAAAAAGACGCAGAAGATCAAACGTAAACAATTCAATTCCGCTGGAGCTCCAAGTTATGGAGCCAGAGTTTTTGGATGATAGCAAAGAATATTTTTCAAATAACGCAAGCGATAACTATATTTACAAAGGGATAGAGTTTAATTCGTTAGGCAATCCAGTGGCTTATTGGCTATATCCTGAACATCCAGGCGAAGATCGTTTAAGATCTTTAAATCATACTAGCGTTAGGGTTCCAGCTTCCGATATTATTCACTTATACCGAGTCGATAGACCTGGCCAGGTAAGAGGAATTCCTTGGCTAACACCAGCGATAGTTCACTTGAAAGATTTCAACGATTATGAGCAAACGCAATTAGTAAGGCAAAAAATCGCGGCTTGCTTTATGGCTTTTTATAAAGATATTGATCCAAATTTAAGCGATCTTCCAAAGAATGATCAGGGACAATATATTGACAAGGTTACACCTGCTTTAATTGAAGCTCTTCCTCATGGGCGCGATATAGTTTTTGCAAACCCTCCGACAGTAGAAAATTATAAAGAATATAGCACTCAAATTTTACGCGGAATCGCAGTAGGCGTAGGCGTTCCGTATGAAGTTTTGACTAGCGACTATTCGCAAGTTAATTTCTCATCTGCAAGAATGGGCTGGCTAGAATTCCACAGAAGTATTGAGGAATGGCAAAACGATATTTTTATTGCTAACTTTTTACCTACCATCTGGGGATGGTTTAGCCAGTATGCAGAAATCCAGGGATTGGATACTAGAAATTCTTACGTAGTTTGGACACCACAGCGGCGCGCTATGATAGATCCATCATCAGAAATAAAAGCTATCAGAGACGAAGTCAGAGCTGGTTTAAATTCTTTAAGCGGCGCGATTCGTGAATTTGGGCGTGATCCTCAAGAAGTATTTGATCAGCTGGAGATGGATTTAAAAGAATTAGAACAAAGATCTTTAAAACTAGATTCGATTCCATCACATATGACGCAGGCGGGAATGACACAGCAAGAACAGCAACCAAATCAAAATTAGTGGTATATAATAAAATTATGGATTTAGTAAAAGATTATTTTGGAACTAATAATATAAAAGATGAAAAATTTTCAAGCCAAATGTTTACGCTTGATCCTGAAACCTTTGACACAGAGCAAAACACAATAAAAGTAAGATATACCAATAACAATAAAGTTTTGCGTTATTCTTACGCGCGCGATGAGTATTTTTATATGCAATTAAGCTCAGCTCCAGGATCAGTAGATCTTACAAGATTGAATAATGGCGCGGCGGTAGTAGATTCGCATAATACTAGCGAATTATCAAAAGTGCTTGGGGCGGTGGTTCCAGGCTCAGCAACTGAATCAGAAGCTACTATAAAATTTTCGAATCGTGAAGAGGTAAAACCGATTGTGGAAGATATAAAAGCGGGAATAATTCGTTTTGTATCCCCAGGTTTTTTTATTCATGGTACAAAAGACGTTACTCAAGAGGGTGATAAATATCGCACTTTAGAAATAACTCGCTGGGAGCCTTACGAAATTAGTTTTGTAGCTTCTCCAGCGGATCCGCAAGCACAAACTTTTGACATCGCAACGGGCGATGTCGAAGAAATAAAAGAGGAGCAAAAAATGGAAACTGAAAAGAATTTAGCTTCAGCGGCCCTTGATCTAGAAAAAATCAAAGCTGAAGCGATCAATTCTGAAAAACAAAGAACAGATGAAATTTTCAAGATCGCACTAACTGGCGAACTTGGAAGCGATTTTGCGATTGAAAAAATCAAATCAAACAAATCCGTGGACGATGTCCGTAAAGACGCGTTTGATTTACTTGCTGAAAAAGCTAAAAAGTTTGAAGTTAATTCAAACGTAAGCGCAATTTCAGTAGGCGAAAACGAAAGCGAAAAAATCGAAAAAGCGGCGATGTCAGCACTTGAAGCAAGAGCTGGTTATGGCAAATTTGAAGCTGGAAACAAATTTAACAATATGCGTTTAATGGAAATGGCGAAATTTTTCGCTGGTAGAAATGGCGCAAATATTGTAGATATGTCAGAGAGCAAAATTGCAGAATTCGCTATGCATTCCACTAGCGATTTCCCAAATATTTTGGCAAATGTAGCTAACAAAACACTTAGAAGAGCTTACGATGAAACCGAAAGAACTTTTTTACCATTCTGTAGAAGAGTTACTTTAAACGATTTCAAACCAGTAAATAGAGTTCAACTAAGTGAAGTTCCAACTCCAACGATTGTAACTGAAGGCGGCGAATTCAAGCAGGCTTCAGTAAGCGATGGGAAAGAAACTTACAGCTTATCAACTTACGGCGAAATCATTTCTATCACTCGTCAAACTATCATCAATGATGATTTATCGGCGTTTGGTAGAATCCCATCTCAAATGGGAGCGGCGGCGGCGCGCTTAGAGTCAGATATCGTTTACGCGATTTTGACAGGCAACCCAAATATGGCTGATGGTAACGCTTTATTCTCTGTAGCTCACGCAAACCTTACAGACGCTTTACTTTTGAACTATCACGCAACGCTAAATCACTTTAAGCAATTCGTGAAAATGTTTAGAACTCAAAAGCAACTTAAGGGTTCTCCAATTGCACTATATCCAAAATTCTTGATTGTAGGGCCAGAGCTTGAAGTGGACGCTAAAAGAATGTTACTTCCAATTCAGGGAGATAGCGCGACAACGGCTAACATTTTTGCTGGTTCAACTTCATTGATCGTAGATCCTAGAATTACTGATTCTAGTTACTACGGAGCTGAATCGCCAAACGTAATTGATACTATTGAGTATGCTTACTTAACAGGCGAAGAGGGCCCTCAAATTACTACACAAAACGGTTTCTTGGTGGATGGCGTTCAAATCAAAATGAAACTTGATTTCGCGGCAAAAGCTATAGATTGGAGAGGTTTAGGCAAATCGACAAATAACGATGTCTAATAATTAAAAGGAAAAATAAATCATGAGTACAAATCAAATACAAGCTGATGGTTCTAACATTTCTTTAGCGGCTCCAGTAGGTGGAGTCGTTTCTGGGAATGTTTACGTTATCGGCAATTTAATCGGCGTAGCTCTTCAAACAGCGGCGGCGGGTGATCCATTCGTACTAGTAACTAAGGGCGTTTTTGAACTTCCAAAAAAATCAACTGATGTTTTGGCGGTAGGCGCAAAAGTTTATTGGGACGTAACACCTGGCGAAATTACTTCAACTGCAAGCACTAACTATAAAATTGGTGCAGTAGTAGAAGCGGCTGGTAATGCAATTACAAAATGCAAAGTTAAACTTAACGGCGTTGATGTAACAGTAGAAGCTTAATGACTTGGCTGGATCTAACAGATGGAGTAATGCGCGCGGCTACCAATGTTTTTGGTGAGCCAGTAGTATTTACTCCATCTGGAGGACTAGCTAGTAACAAAATTGGAATTTTCAGAGACCAATTTTTAGAAATTGATTCTCAGACTGGATACCAAGTTTTAACAGATCAACCAAACTTAGGAATCCGAAATTCTGATTTTGCAACGCTTCCAGCTCAGGGAGACAGTTTCACGATTAGAAATATTAATTATATAGTTCACACAGTCCACAGAGACGGCGAGGCGGGAAGTACAATTTTACTTTATAAGGCGTAAATTATGACAATAAGCAACTATTCAGAACAAAATTTAGCAAACTGGCTCCGAGGCTCAGCTAATATGCCAGCGGCAACTACTCCATACCTTGCGCTTTATAGTTCAAATCCGCAGGATAATAATTCAGGAAGTGAAAATACTACTTTAATTAGACCCGCTGGAAGATTAGCAATTACGTTTACAGCTCCAGTAAATGGAATTATTTCTAATTCTACAGAATTAGATTTTGGCGTTTCAAATAACGACACAACTATTACACACTTTGGAATTTTAGACGCACAGAGCGGCGGCAATCTACTTTTTTACGCGGCTTTACCATCTCCAAAAATAATTTATACTAGCGATCAAGTTAAATGGAACGCTGGCGCGCTGGTGGTTACTTTTGACTAATGAACAATTATCGCAAAGCTATAAAAAATAGAATTGTAAGTATCTTACAATCGGCTTCAAATGAGCTAGGCGTAAATTCAAACAAAATTTTTAGCAATAGAGCAAGAGAATTAGAAAATATAAATTTCCCTTGCATTATAGTAAACACAAAAAAAGAAACTGTAAAAAGAATAATTTCAGACGCTCCAGTCAGAGAATATGAAATTGAACTTGATTTAGAGATTGATTGCTGGGTACAAAAAAACGGCGAATTTATAGACGAATTAGATAACTTGGCGGGCGGCGTTATAGATGTTTTATTGCGTCATGATTTAGATCAATTCAATCCTATTGAGCCACAATGGGGCGATCTAGTTTATACAAACAGCGAACAAACATTCTATGAAAATGGAAATAAAAACTTAGCAAACAATAAAATAAATTTTATTGTTACATACCAAGCAAAAGCAGATTTAGATCTGGTTAATGATTTTGATGAATATTTTTTAGATATTCAATTAAATTTTGAGCCAGAGATTCAAGAAGAAAATACTCCAGCAGAAAAAACTTTTAAATCA